GTCAATAGTTGGATTTGGTGCGATGTATCAACAACAGATAAAGCCCGTCCACCAGAAATCCAGAATTGACTGTCAAAGGAGTAGGAGGACAGTCCATCGATGGTTGCTGAAATGCTCGATAGTCCATCAATCGTTGTTCCAGCAGAGATGTAGTTCATCACCGCTTCAATCGACTGAGTGACTAAGCCCCACTGCTTAGTAAGTATGTGGTAAACGATAGCCTGATCATTAATAGTCGAGACGTTTGAGCAGAAGAAGCAATAAACACGGTTGTTCTGACGGTCGAACACGCACTTAGTTTTGTATCGGTACGACGGGTTTGAGTTGTCATAGAACCACTGGCGCATCTGACCTACACCCAAAGGAGTCGGGCGCGATCCATCAAATAGCCAAATGTTGTCCTGTCCTACAATAAAGTGAGCGCCGCCAATGTCGCACCATGCCTCTTGCCCAACACAACCCGCATCGCCGCCGGGAACTTGCTGCCAATCCCATACGGAAGGAGCACCGACAAATTGGCCGATATGAATGGCTTTGTCTTTGTAAGCGACAGCGTAATCGCCTAGTTTTCCCCCAGCGGTGATCTGTCCTGGAGAGCTAACCAACTGGCCCGTTGTTGCCAATGTGGTCACGGATGGAGTCCAGCTTGTCTCATCGAATGACGCACAGCACCACCAGCGATTGGGTGTAGTCCCGTAGGTTGCATCTACTGTGTTAAGCGCCATGACGAACGAACCTACAGAGAAGACGATCTTCGCCTTGGGTGCTGTCGCAATAGTGGAAAACGCGCCACCTGAAGTGGTAGAACGTTGGATGTAGTCAGATAGATTCGCGGCTAGTGTGGAATTTCCGTACTGCGCGAAGTTCCAACGGGTATCTGTGCCGCCTGTGTACAGCGCACCCGACAAATCCGTCCACGCTCCCGCAAGCAGTTCATAGAGCTTTGTCTGTGTACCCGCGAGGATTCGGCGTGTGTCATCAAGTAGAGTAGTTGCAACAGCACCTTGGCAAGCAGCGGCCAAAGTGGGAGTTGATGCAGGAGTAGACGCACTAGGCGCACCCTTCATACCTGTTTCGTAAGGAATGAAGTTAGCGCACGACGTAATCACACCAGGCGTGCATGGGTCCATGTCTGGAGTGAATCCTAAGAGCTTATCCACGACGACGCGGCCTAATCTGCATGGAACCTAGGGATGGCTGACCTCTGCGCTCTGTGAAGCGTTTAACGCTGTCAAGACTCGCTGAAACCTGTTCTGTGAGCACCTGCACTTGGTTGGTATCGCGGATATGCTTTGCGCCTTCCAAAGCAGATGCGTAAAGATACAGTTCAGCTGCATTTGTCAGCAGCCAATTGGTCGTGTTTGTGTCTGAAAGTGCAGGAATTGCAGGGATGTAATACAAGGTGTATGCCTGTCCATCACCTGAACCCCAAATGCGCAGTTTATTGTTCTCAAGCGAGTAATACAGCGGGAAAACTTCAACAGTAGTAGAGTATTGTGCTTGGGCTTTGTAGTCCAGATTGCGTTCGTAACCGCTGTATTGCACCGTGATACGGCCAACAGAACCAAAGTCGCTAGGAAGCGTCACATACCCGCCTACTGTCGTTCCTGTGACTGAGATTTGCATCTCTTTCACATGTAATTCACGGAATATAAACGACTCAGCCAGGACGATAAACGTCGGAATAACCGAGGTCAAGTCCGTGCGGTGCAAGTAGCTTGCAATCTGCGTCTTTAGCTCTGTGTAGGTGGTCATTTCAGGAACTTGTCAAAGGTGACCATGTACGGGTTAGCCTTGAGCCACAGCAGAACCTGCGCCTTACGCTCTTCTGCGCTCTTATAGGTGTCGTTGATGCGGGTAAGTTCAGCCATTGGGACGAACCCAACGTGCGTATGTCCATCTTCCCAACGGTCTCCAGCGGTGTGTACCCGACGCGCATGGGCTTCTTCCAGCAATGGCGCTGCGTCATAGGTCAACTTTGTGACTGCCTGGTCGCCCTCTAGAATGATCTGGCGACGGATGCCGTATTCGTTTACGCCTTCATCAAGCGTGACATTTGCATCCAGTTCCATTTAGATATCCTCGACAGGAGAGACTTGAATAACGCCTGCTGTCGTTACCTGCAAGGCTGCAAAGTGAGTATTCCCACCTGTAGCAATGATTACTCCGTCAGAAGGGCCGACCATCATGTCACCCGCTACTGCAGTTTGTGCACCGGTACCAATACGCACATAGGCATATTGCGTAGTGACTACACGAACGAAACGAGGGACATGACCAGAGCTATCTAGTGGGATTGTTGTACCTACAGACGCTACTGATGTTGCAAGCGATGCGCCTGGTGCAAATATTTGAAGTGCCATGTATTGCTCCTAAATTGAAGCAATTTTCGGAAGTGGTAAAGGCATAAAAAAAGGGCTACCGAAGCAGCCCTTTCTACCAACTCAACCTGTATTAAGGGGTCAAATTCGTAATTTTTGCCTGGGCAGTCGGAGCGCGGACGCTCAGTGCACAGTCAGCTGTGATCAGCACCTTGTCGCTGTCGCCGGTCTTGGCAAGTTCGGAGGTCTTGAAACCATCCAAGAAAGCCAGATCGAGGTAGTCGGTGTTCAACACATAAGCAGTGTCGGAACCAGACAGCAGGTAATGAGGAACCACAGACAGAGCTCCAAAATCCGACATGTACACGTCAGCACCGGAAACCACTGCGCCCTGAGTTGCACCCTTCTTCACTTCCAAACGGTTCTGAGCGATACCGGAGAAAGCAGAGAACAGAACCTTGTGGGAAGGAGACAGAACCAACATCTCAGCGAACTGGCCCGAGGTGGTGTAGATGTTCTGGCAAGCAGTGTCCAACAGAGCCTTGGTGAAGGTACGGTTCGTGCCAGCAGTAATGGCAGTAGTCGGAGCGCCAGATGTCCAAGCAGCGGTAGCACCCAAACCGTTGTGCAACGGGTTAGAAACCATCTGCACACCAAAGCCACCGGACTGACCGGCAACAGAGGTAGTAGCAGCGATTGCAACTTGAGTGGGCGAAAGCACCATTGCTTCAATGTCGCGCTTGAGTTCAAGCATCTTCTTGCCCTTGAGGTAGGGCATTTCCATCGCACGGCCAGCTTTTTTCACGATGTTGGCGCGGCGAGATACGCCGATCACACCAGAGAAAATCTGCAAGTGATTTCCGATACGATTGGTTGCGACTTGCGCTTGAGGCGTTGCATCGTCACCGTCGATCATCTTGTTAGCGGCGTTCGCACTTTGTAGGCTATCTGTTTGCCATTCGTGGAAGTCTGTCACTGCAGTAACGCGGCCCATTGCCGAGGTGATCGGGGTTTCGCTGGGCGAGGTGTTGAAGATTTTTTCTATCAGATCTTCGCGGTTACCCTTGAGGGAAGCCTTCTGATATAGATTGGTTGGGACTGTCATGCTAAATGCTCCGGTTACCGCAGGTATGCGGCGAGGTCGTTAAGTTTTGCCCGACCAGACTTGAACTTCGAGTCCAAAGCCTTGTCGATGCGCTCTTGTGCGGGTGCGTTCTGTCTGGATGGCATGCGCGGTGCGTCTTGAGCCTTTTTCGTAACTACAGACTTTTGAGCCTGAAGATCACGATATGCAGCGGCATCCTTCATCATTCGCACTAAACGTGAGTCGTAGACGTTCCCGAGCTCCTCATTAGAGAACCCGTAGTGCTTTGATGTATCGCCATAGATTTTTTGCAGCTTGGGCTTGTCAATACCGTCCTTGCTCAGGTCATCCCAAGCCTTCTGATACTGCTGTTGCAAGTGCTGCTGAAACTGCTGGCTGCGTTGCAATTCGGCCTGTTGCTTTTCACCGTTGATCTGCTGATCCAGTTGGTTCAAGTAGTTGCCGATTTGACGCTGGCGCTGCTGTTCTGCCACCCATGATGCCGGGTCAGAATTGGCTAGTTGTGCCATCTCTTGCTCGGTCTTAATGCCAGCCATATTCACAATAGCAGTCCGCGTAACTTCTGCTTGTGAAAGATACTGGCTGCGCATCTCTTCATGTCGTTGCGTAAGGATTTTTACCGCTTCCGACTCACGCTCGGCCAGAGCCTGGGTCTTACGGGAATAATCTGCTTGACGCATGTACGACTTGGACAACTCTTCGGTAGTCGCCTCAATCGTTTCTTCTGCGCCATCTTCGCCCTTCACTTTGAAGGTGATCTTTGTAGCGGGTGCAGATTCTTCTTCCGCTTCTGGCTCTTCCGAGTCGTCAGCTTGTTCGTCAGTCTGTTCGCTGTTTGCTTCAGTCTCCGTGTCGGCATCACTGCCGGTGGGGTCCTCTGCTTGGGTTGCTTCTTCTTCCTCTACAGATTCCACGTCGGGAGTGTCTGACAGAAAAGAAGCGAGGTCGGATAATCCACCTGATTCGGGTGCTGCAATAGCTTGTCCGTCCATTGGGATACTTTCGTCTAAATCCCCTCCCTTTGGCACTGGTTGGGGCTGCGGTGCTTCTCAGCAGACGCGAATAGCTAAGTGCCTAGCCAACTACCTTACGGAAAAAAGTTCGTGAAACTGGTTCATCACGCAAACTCTTCACTACGTTCTGTTCTGCAAGTCTGCCGTTTTGAACCATACCGACAAACATCGATTCAAACTTTCTAGCCATTTTCAGCATCATCTGTGCACGCCGAAGATCATCGTCATACTTGCGCTCATCTGGAATACGCAAAATAGCCTCTTGGAATTCCTGATGGAACCCACGAATAGCCAACTTGAAAGCCTCGCTATCTAAGATAGTCTGAGCCTCTTTTGCGCGTGTGATTGCCAAGTGTTCAGTCATTGCAGAGAATTTTGACTATTGGTAAAGGCTACATAAGCAGCAGCATCTCGACATCCTCATCATCCTGCATCTGCATCGCCAAAGCGTGAATCTGCATCACCCTGTCCCATGCCTGCTGCTGGATAAGTCCAGGCAAATCAACCGGCAATGCGAACCTGTCCACCATTGACGCAAGAGCAGGTATTTCCAGAGTTTCTACGGGCTTGGAACTGATAACCCTATCCCGAAGGCGTTTTCGCGCTCTGCGGGACGTTTTCTGCGCCTCCTCAATAGCTTTGTCGGCTAGTTCCTGGGACTCGATGTAGGCGTCTGCATCCTCGCCACTGTTGAAGATCAGGATTTGCTTACCCTTGCGAACATAGAAGCGTCGGGTTAGGTCTATCTCATTGGTGAATGAAACCTGCCCACTGTCAACCAATATAGATAGTGAATCGTCTGCATCTAACAAAGACGCACTAACATCCACCGCACTTCCAACAGGCGAAACAACTGAGGCAAGCGAATCAGCAGCATCGACTAGGAGTGCGATTACATCGCTGGAAACGCTCACAGACGCCGCAAGTGAATCACTTGGGTCTACCAGTACCGCAGAGATGCTAGACGCGCCTACAGCACTATCTACCTGCACAAATATGGCATCTTGCGCATCAACCAAAGCGGCTGAAACGTCAGAGATAACCGATACCGCTGAACTTAACGTATCTGCCGGGTCTGTCAGGATTGCCGATACATCAGCCGTAGCAGATGCCGGCGTTACTACAGCAGCCAAAGTATCAGCAGCGTCTGTCAGTGCAGCTGATACGCTGCTCGATACAGACACATTCGCAGCCAGCGTGTCAGCCGCATCAACCAATGCAGCACTTACCGCACTGGAGACACTTACGTTCGCAGCTAAGGTGTCAGCAGGATCTACAAGAGCCGCACTAACACTGCTCGATACGCTGACATTCGCCGCCAAGGTGTCAGCAGCATCAGCCAGAGATGCAGAAACGTTGCTACTTACCGATACCGGAGTGACAACCGCTGCGAGCGTGTCTGTTGCGTCAACCAGTGAGGCCGAGACACTTACCGAACCCGGTGCACCTGCTGTCCACGTTGTCAGCCCTAGAACAGCGTCTACAGGCTGACCTGTCGCACTTGCTGCTGTCGCAAATGCCTGGTTGTTTATGCCATCAACAAGCTGTGATGTGCCAGGTGTCGCCGGCGTAGCAAAAGCATCATTGGCGACGACGCCATCAATGAGCGTAAATGCCATTTAGTTGTACTCGAACCAAGCCCCGTTGCACATGATCTTGCGGTTGGCTGTAGTTACGGCCAAAGTTGAATAAACCACAACGCCCTCACCCGGACGCAGAATCAGTTCGTCATCTTCATCTTGCGGGTTCCATTCGTCTGACATCGGATTCCAGTGCCCACCACCGCCCGTTACCAAGTCCATTGTCTGTCCCATGAATGACCAAACGTTGCCAACGATAGTCACCGTAAGGCCGGTCATCGCAATGGACAACAATCCTTGAGGGGCTGCTGTA